TTTGAAGACTATGCAAGCAAGGGTCGTACTCCTAAAGAAACGACTGACTACCTGAAATCTGTTGAAACTCAGCTCAAAGGCATAACCGATGAGGCTGACCCATTACTTGCTTTCTTGGATGCATTGGAAGACAAATATAAAGCACTGGCTGAACTGTCTGACGTAAAGACTACAAAGACCATCAAAGAGGGTTTCTCAGATGTAATTGACGACCTTGAGAGCCAAATGAAATCAGCCGCAAGCTCTACAAAAGAACTGGCTGGAGAGATTAAGACTGCATCGGCTGAGGGAATGACGGCCAAAGAGGTTCAGGAAAAGTATAATCAGGCTGTACTGGACACCGAAAGAGTAACGGAAGAACTCCAACAGAAACTGACAGCAGCTAAACAGGCAAAAGACAGGACCTCATTTGCAGCAGCCCTTGGAGCAGACCCAGAGCAGATTTCCAAGATATTTGACGACATTCAGAAAGTAAACGAAAATATTACCGACGAACAGATTATCAAGATGTTCAGCAGTAGCCTCTCTGATCAAACCAATTCCCTTATGACCAATGTTGACGAAAATGCAAATATGCTGGCTAAGGTAATCGTGGCAGCTGTCGAGGGATCTGATGTTGTTATTGGTAAAGCCGCTGTTAAGGCTGCCAAATCTGCAATGTCTGAGAAAAACATCACACAAGACGAGTTCGTAAAGCAAGCCCAGAAGTATATAGGGGTTTCGTTAGCAGCTAGTGGTTACCAAGAAAAGCATAGAACCACAGACATTTCAAGGCTATCCTCTAAAGAAGCAGCTGGATTCTGGTTAAATAAAGACAACTCCGAAATGTCTACGAGCCAAATGCTTACACAACTTGGCTACACAAAAGAAGAGATGGCTGACCTTATTCCGACTCTTGCTGACGTTCGTAAAGCGTCTGTGTCTTATAATCAGGTACTGGATAAACAAGCCTCTACAATGGCTAAAAATGCTACCCGTTTAGACAAGATAATGCTTAAGACAGACTGGTTCTTCTACAAGATAGACGCTGAACTGAGTAAAGCAAAGTCCGAGTACAATGATGCTGTATTCGCTAACAATGCCCAAAGCAGAAAGACAGAGGGTTACATTGCTGCAGCCGAACGTTCTGGAATGGATACAACTGGATTGTCCGCTACATTGGCAGCTCAACAGGAACAAGCCAGACGGGATTTGGTAAGCATACAAACTACTTATGCTGCTAAACTACAAGAACAGCTAGACAAACTAACGAACAGTGACCTCTTTAAGAATGCCAAGAAAAACTATGAAGACGCCGAAGCTGCTTATAAGAATGCCGACCAGAATAACGTAACCCAGCTAGCATCACTGAAACAAAAATATGATGCCGCTGCGAACACCTGGAAGAAAATGGAATCCAAGCAAACTGACATCAAGAGCAAGCTGGATGACATTAACGAGAACATAGAAAAGAGTAATGCTGAACAGGAATATCTTGAGAAGTACCGGAAATATACCACCTCAGAGAAGATTACTGAGGGGGCAAGTGGAGCTCTCAATGCTTGGCAGGTAAATAACAGAAAATATACCAGTGAAACTTGGTTGACCAGTTTAAGCTCAGAGATGACCACGTCTGCATTAGAGACGGCTACCGATCAGGCACAGACGCTCTTTAAGACTATTCTGGATGGTACGGATTCGGCTTCCAACGCATTCAAGTCATTCGGACGGGCGGTGATTGAAGCTATGAGAGACATCGCCGTCAAGTATGCAGCCAACGCAGCTATGCAAGCACTCTTCGGAGGGGCAAGCGATAGTACACAGTCATCTTCTAGTAGCGGTCTGGTACAAGCTGGTTGGACTGCACTTAAGACTTGGGCAATGTCAGCTCAAGGCGGTGTAGTAGTTGGCCCAGAAAAGAACAGAGACTCAGTGCTGACCAAGTTAATGCCTGGCGAATATGTGCTCAAGAAGTCAGCTGTTGACGCAATCGGACAAGACTACCTTGACCAGTTGAATACAAACACTGGCAGCACGATTTCCTCTTCTACCAGTGACCTTGAGGCAGCCAGAGGAAACACAGAGAATGGCGGAAATACAGGCGTTGGCGGAACAGTAAACGTTTATGTAGTCAGCCAGCAAGAACAACAGGCAATGACCCCGAATGACGTAATTGTAACGATCACTCAGGATATGATCAAAGGCGGACAGACCAAGAAACTGGTTAAACAGATTTCAATGGGAGCAATTTAGGAGACAACAATGGCAACAGATACAATGGACAATTTTGATAACTTCATGATGCACACAGTGAAAGTGGATTACCAAGCAACTGGGTTCACTGTTTCTTTCGGCGGTGGTTATTCGTTTGATGCTGGTGAGGACTATCCACCACTTAAACAATTCACCTTGACATTTAAGGGCTATAAGTATTATCTTAAGACTGTAAATGGTGTAGAAGTTGTAGACACCGAAACGAATGCAGACAAAAATAATATGGGCGCACTTGAAGCCTTTTATTTGAGCCACCTGAACTACAAGACTTTCATCTATAACTCTCCTATTTATGGGGCGACCTATGTACGATTTAGTTCTCCCTTGCAAATACCTGAGGGAATCGAATCGGGACATGGTGTTCTGAGTGAGTTTAATGTTGTTCTCAAGGAAGTATTTGCATAATGACAATGGCGATTCCTGACAGTCACAAAGAAGAGAACCTGAAGCTAACGGCTGATGCTTACGTTGACCTGTTTCATATTCAACTACGTTCTGGTTCTAATTTCTATATAAAGAACGGTGATCCTATTTCTTGGGGTGGTAATGACTGGGAATCGTTACCTATTTCTCTTTCCGGCTATGAGGTCTCTTCTGACGAGCAAGTATCCCGTCCGAAGTTACAGATAGTGAACCCTGACGGTGTGTTCTCTAAGGTTATTCTTGACGGCGAAATGGATAAAGCCTACATTTACCGTTATCGTGTGCTGAGAAGAGATTTGGAAGCGGATCGTCCTGTTTATCAAATGTTAATGTGGCTTATCTGGTATCCGACACTTATTAACAAGCACTATGTGGAGTTCGAGCTAAGAAACCCAATGGACGGTAACAATTTCTACGTTCCAGCAAGACAATACCTACCACCAGACTTCCCGACAGTAACGTTCAAATAGGAGGGATTATGCCAGTTATTGATTTACCTAGCAGAGATACATTTAGACAGTATGTGGGAATCGACTTTGTCCATGGAGACACAGACTGCTACGGGCTGGTTCGGAGAGTTTATTCGGAAGTGTTTGGGATTACTCTTACCAATTATGCACGCCCTGACTTCTGGTGGGAACATCCAGAAGAGTTTAACCTTTATATGGATAACGTAGAGAATGAGGGGTTTAGGCAAGTCCCGTCTGATTTAATGAGAACGTGGGAAGTGGGTGACCTGATCTTTATGGCAATCCAGTCAAGCGTTCCCTGTCATGCTGCTATTTATATTGGGAACGGGGAAATTTTACATCACTTCTATGGTCGTAAATCTGCTATTGACACTTACTGCAAACTGTGGAAAAATACGACTACAGGAGTATTTAGGCATAAGGACCTAAAGATAAACAAACCTACGGTGAGAATGGATTTAAGTCAAGATGAAAGAATCAGAGCTTTTATACTATTACAGCAAGAAAGGTCCAGAAAGGGGCGGACTGATAACGACCTCGGGAATAGTTGAGTGTCCGAACGTCTGTGAAGATCCAACTGCTGGATACGAGATGTCCTTTGATGATATGGATAAACTTGACTTACCGGAAACAATCGGAACATTTCATACACACCCAGGAGCTAATGCAAACCTGAGCCACGAGGACTACGAATCTTTTATGGGCTACCCGAGACTGGTTCATTATATAGTTGGTGATAACGGTGTGCATAAGTTTCGGATAATGGACGGTACGCTGATCAACGAATCTTAACGGGGGAGACATTGAGAGTTAAGGTAATGCTACATGGTTTTATAAAGGAGAAGTTGGGGAGAGACTATATCGAAACCAATGCTAGGACTGCCTTTGAAGCTGTGTCTGCTATCGGAAACGGCTACAGGAAAGAGTTAAAAGCTCCACTTGATATTGGTCGGTGGAAAGTACGGGTGAGAGATTATGAAACCAAAGAAAAACTTATGGGACTAATCCGACATAACGTGATTC